AGAACAACTTAAAACAACTAATGGAGTTTGATCCTAATGGAACTGATACAACTCCAAACCTTGAAGAATTCTTTGCATAAAACTATTGACATGACTGATAAAGTTTGTTATAATAGTATATTAAAGAATAGGAATGACTATGAGAAATGATTTAATTATCGACTTCGAAACAATGGGACAAGATGTTCATAACTGTGCTGTGATTGATATGTCAGTCATGGTATTTCAATGGGATAAGTTTACATCTAACGATCCTTACAACTTAAGCGATGTATTCAAGGCAAAGAAATTTAAATTGAATGTAGCAGAGCAAGTAAAGAACTACAATTGGGTAGTCGATAAAAGTACTCTTGACTTTTGGTCTAAACAAGATTCAGAAGTAAGAAAGAATATTGCTCCAAAGAGTTCAGACTTATCTGTTGAAGACTTTGTGAAACAGTTTACAGATTTTTTAATTGACGGACCAAAGATCAACTTTTGGTGGTCAAGATCTAATTCTTTTGATCCTGTTATTCTTGAAAGACTCTTTAAGTCTCAAGGTAAAGTAGGACACTTACAATCTCACTTAAAGCATTGGACAGTTAGAGACACAAGAACTTTTATTGATGCAAAGTTTGATTTTGGTATAAAGAAGAATGGATTCCCTCCTTGCGCAAACGAAGACAAATGGGATTCAGTATTTAAAGCACACGATTCGGCATGGGACATATTGGCTGACGTAATGAGATTACAGTCAATCACTAGAGCTGAAAATGATATGGAGCAAATTACAGTATGAAGTTAGAAGTAAAAACAGAAGATCTACAAAAACAAAGACTATTCGTTGGTACACCAATGTATGGTGGTCAATGCACTGGTTTATATACCAAGTCTACAAACGATTTGAGTATGTTAGCATCTACTCATAAAATTCCACTTAAGTATTACTTTCTATTTAATGAAAGTTTAATTCAAAGAGCAAGAAATTATATTGTAGACGAGTTTTTAAGATCAGACTGTACTCACCTATTGTTTATTGATGCTGACATTGGCTTTGACCCAAGAGACGCATTAGCATTACTTGCATTACAAGTTTCGGATCCAGATACATATGATATTATTTGTGGTCCATATCCTAAAAAGACTATTGCATGGGAAAAAGTTTCTATCGCTGCACAGCAAGGCAACGGTAAGGACAATCCTTTTGACTTAGAAAAATTTACATCAGATTTTGTTTTCAATCCGGTTAACGGAACGAAATCATTTAAACTCTCGGAACCTGTCGAAGTTGCAGAAGGCGGTACTGGGTTTATGTTAATCACAAGAGAGGCGTTAGAGAAATATCGTGACACCTATCCTGAGCTTGCATATAAACCAGATCACGTCAGAACGGAACAATTTGACGGCACCCGAGATATTCACGCTTTCTTCGACTGTGTCATCGACCCAGAATCAAGAAGGTATTTGTCCGAAGATTACTTCTTCTGTAAGATGGCTCGTAAAGCAGATCTTTCAGTATGGATGTGTCCTTGGATGAAAATTAACCATGTTGGGTCATATATCTTCAAGGGTGATATGGGAAGCTTAGGTCAATTGGGTGTTACAGCTACTGCAGACAAACAATCTAATAAGAAATCTTATAATCCTGTTGACAAAGCCAAGTAATTGGTATATAATATACAACAATATTAACTAAAATGGAGAAATTTATATAATGAAATTTTCTAACGAAACCTTGACGGTCTTAAAAAGCTTTACTGCTATCAATAAGTCAATCTTATTGTCCAGTGGTAATGTAATCAAGACTATAACTCCAGAGAAAACATTGATTGCGATCGCAAACATCAACGATGAAATTCCATCAGATGCATGTATTTACGATCTATCAAGATTTTTATCAATTTTATCTCTGTATAACGATCCCGATGTGGAATTTTTTGATAAATACTTTATTATATCGGAAGGCAAACGTAGAACTAAATACGTTTATGCTGATCTATCAATGATCCATACTCCACCAGAGAAGGATATTACTATTCCTTCTGCTGATGTTAAAGTATCGGTTACTGATGGAGATTTGTCTTCAGTAATGAAGGCAGCAGGGGTATTACAATTTTCAGAGATTGCATTTGTAGGCGAAGGCGGCAAATGTTTTCTGAAAGCAATCGACAGTTCCAATAGCGGTGCAGATGACTTTGGTATCGAAATTGGGGAAACTGCCGATGATTTTCAAATTATCATTAAAACTGATAACTTGAAGTTAATGCCTTTAGATTATGAGGTTACTCTTTGTTCAAAAGGTATCTCAGAGTTTAAAGGAAAAGGGGTCACGTATTACGTGGCTATAGATTCAAAGTCGACTTATAATAAAAGGTAATAATTATGAATGAACCAGTACAAGGTAATTTTGGCGAAGGCCAAGAACAAGAAGTGGTAATCAGTCTTGGAGATTTATCTACTGTGTTGCAGATTATTGACGTAGTCTCACAACGTGGTGGATTCCAGGGGCAAGAACTTGCCGGCGTAGGAACGTTAAGGAATAAGCTTGAAGCTTATCTAAGACAAAAAGGTCCTAAGCAACCAGACGCGCAAGCGGTTGGTGCACAGGAAGCTGCCATTGATACAGATGTCGCCGAAGGCGAATTAGCTGATAAAGTTATTGCTTAAACAATAGCTCATTTCTCGAGAAGTGAGGGTGGTCAAACACCCTCGCGTTTTCTCAAATTTTTTTATATTATGTTTATGGTGAATTATGATTGATGCAAAATCAAACGAAGTCTTATGGGTTGAGAAGTACCGTCCGCAAATCGTTGATGATACAATTCTACCAAACAAGACAAAAGAAACATTCCGTAAGTTCGTATCAGACGGCAGTGTTCCAAATCTATTATTAACAGGCGGTCCTGGTGTAGGTAAGACTACTATCGCAAAGGCAATGCTTGAAGAACTAGGTTGCGATTATATCGTAAAGAACGGTTCTCTTAATGTTAATATAGATACCCTCCGATACGACATCTCAACATTTGCTTCCGCAGTATCTCTAACAGGTACAGGTCGTAAGTATGTAATCTTTGATGAAGCAGATTATTTGAACGCAGCTAATGTCCAACCAGCATTACGTAACTTTATTGAAGAGTATAGTTCAAACTGTGGCTTTATCTTTACTTGTAATTTCAAGAATCGTATTATCAGTCCATTACGTTCAAGATTATCAGAAGTAGACTTTACTATTGATACTGCTGACCGTCCACAAATGGCAATGGAATTTTTTAAGCGTGTTAAGGCAATACTTGACCAAGAAGAAGTTCAATACGATCCTAAAGTTGTTGCTAAAGTAATTGAGAAACACTTTCCTGATTTCCGTCGTGTATTAACTGAATTACAATCGTATGCTGCTTCTGGTAAAATTGATGAAGGTATCTTTGTTAATTTAAAACAAGAATCTATTGATGATGTATTTCGTTTACTCAAATCCAAACAATTTACTGATATGCGTAAATGGGTTGCCAAGAATTCAGATCAAGATATGAATGAAATGTTTCGACGTATCTATGATGGGTGTTCTGATAAAGTAACACTACAATCACAAGCAGGCTTTATTGTCACTCTTGCTGATTATATGTATAAGTCAGGATTGGTTGCTGACCAAGAAATTAATATGGTTGCGTTCTTAACTGAAGTTATGATTGAATGTGAGTACACGTAATGATTGGAAGACTTGAGTGTTTTAATTGTGGTACCAAGACATCCAAAAAGAAATCATTTACGGTTGAAATGAATACTGACGAAGGCAAGACTAAACTTATTCTTTGTAATGAGTGTGGTTCAAAATTTAACGTTATGGTAAAAGAATATGAGGAGCTGATTGATGAAAGATTTGACACCCTTTGATTTTATGAACGCTGCGTCCTTTTCTAAGGAAGATCTCATTCGCAATAGCGATATACCTGAACACACCGAAAAGATGTATACGCCTTATGTAGTGAACCGTGGATTCACAAATTTTGAGGACACCATCTTACATGCAAACGAAATGAATATGCGTCATCATTTATTTGATGCTGCTCAGTTTGATTATTATCGTGCTGTACTTCGTAAACGCAA